ACCCGGCAGAGTATACAGACTTAAAGGATTGGGAAATTCTATCATCCCGAAAATCGCGGAAGAAATCGGCAAAGCCATCATCAAAGCAGAAAGGGAAAAGTGAGAGAACTAATTGAAAGTATTATTGACGTTGGATCAGGATTAATTATAGCTACATTACTGCAGCTATATATCTTTCCTTTCTTTGGAATGTATCCTACAGTATGGGAAAGCTTTAACATTGCTATTATATTTATGTGTGTATCGATGTTTAGATCTTGGTTATGGAGATTATTTTTTAGGAGGTATAGATGAAAGTAATAATGATAATAATTTTTTTATTGTTTAGTGGTTGTTCGAAGACATTTGACTTTGATGGATTTGACCCTACAACGACAACGGTAAAATGGATATTAAAAAAGGATAAATAAATGAAATGGAATAAAAAATTTGAGTACCCTAATACGGTTAGGGAGATGGTCGAGGGACAACGACACTATAATATAAATAACGAAAAGTTACCATCAGTTACGACGATCTTGGGCAAGACTCAGACAGCCGAGAAATCTGAGGGATTGGCTAGGTGGAGGGCTAGAGTAGGCGTAGACCAGGCAACAAGGATCATGGACCAGGCAGCATCTAGAGGTTCAGCTATGCACGCAATATTAGAGCACCACATACTAGGTAAAAACAGGCTTGATATGACTGATACAGGGCAGGAGGCTCACAAAATGGCAGATGTTGTCATAGACAAAGGACTTTGTAATGTCGACGAAATATGGGGCTCTGAGGTAGCTTTATACTATCCTGAGTTATTTGCAGGTGCTACCGATTTAGTTGGTGTATATAAAAAGGCTGACAGTATAATGGATTTCAAGCAAACAAACAAGCCGAAGCGTCGAGAATGGGTCGAAGACTACATGATACAGCTAGCGGCTTACACGATGGCACACAATTATGTCTATGATACCAAGATACAACAGGGCGTAATCTTGATGTGTAGCAAAGATGGGTACTTCCAGGAGTTCATTGTATCCGGAAAAGAGTTCCAAAAATACCAACACGAATGGCTTAAAAGAGTTGATTTATATTACAAAAACTACAAAAAGTAGTCTGTATACTCTCTGAATTATAAAATAAAAAAATAAAAAAATTTTTTTTCAAACAGCACTTTCTGGTATACAAATACTAGAAGTGTTGTATACCAACGTTTATTAGCTGAAATTTGTATCCAAATTTGTATCCTTGAAATATACAATTTCTAGAATTGTTGTATACCAATGCTTATTCGTCGAAATTTGTATATTGAGGGTTTCTCAGCGTAGCTGTCTAGGGGTCGCGCGTACGGAAAAGGTAATCAAAAATATTTTATTTTCAAAATTACACTGTATACTAGGGCTATGCCTAAAAGAAGAAGAAAACAAGTCGTAACTAATTCGACTCCCGACCTACCTTACCCTAAAGTTCGAGTCGAGTGGATTGATATTTTATCTGATTCGGGCTGGGCTACCGACAAAGAGTTTGACAAAATGGATTTAAGTTATCCCGTTAATGAAGGGTGGCTGTTTGAAAAAACAAAATCACATATAAAAATATTTGCTTCATATGATAAAGATGAGGATGGAATTACTTTTGGGGATCGGACGATGATTCCTCGTCAGTGTGTGAAGAAGATGACAAAGATTTAAGTGGTGCGTTTAACTCTTTCTTTGCTTTCTTAAGTTCTGTTTCTTCAACTTCAATTATTTTAATTTTTTCTTTTAGTTCTGCCGTTGAAAGATCATCGAGTTTACCTGTACGCATTTCAGTTCTATTAATATATAAATCAGAAGCTTTACCACGTAACTCTTCAGCTCTAATTGCTGCTTGCATGTTGCCTTTCTTTTCAGATTTAAGACCAAGATTTCCAAGCCTTGCTACGTGATTCTCATAATTGACTTCAAACTTATTAAGCTTCTCTCTTCTTAGGTCAGTTAAATAGGCTACTACCTTTGGGGACTTCCTAATATTCTGAAGCTCTGATGCCGTGAATCTAGCTCGGTCTGCGCTATAGCCTGCCTGTATAGCAGCCTCCGTCCCCGTGACAGGTCCGTCCTTGCCACCGAAAACTAATATCTCACAGAATTTCATCTGCATTTCTGTTAATCTACTTGGAACACCCATAGACTTGTATTATATAGGATATAATGTATATATCAATATAGAAATGATAATAAAAAAATTAATAGTTAGACTCAGAATGTGGTACGCTGATGTGCGTGGTCACCACGGCAAGCGTTGGGATTATGAGCCTGGCGATTGGTATATGGGTCGACATAGAAAGAATAAATGATAGACGGAAAAACATTTAGACAAGGCCTAGATAAGTTTTTTAAATCTCCAACATGCCAGGGTGCTAGAGTACAAATTGAGTTACCCAATGGCGAAATGTACGACATCACAGGAGCAAAGCTTTTAGAGAATAGAATCCTAGGGTCTAAAGAAACACATCGCCTGGTATTGACCTGCAAAAAACCTATTGAAAAAATGGGTAAAATAATCAAATCTTTGTAGTTGACAACCTAATATTATCCTATATATTATTCGGTAATGAAAGGATATATTATGAAAAATAAAACTAAACTTACAGGTGCAGAGCTTAATTGTATTGAGATTGCAGTACAACATCACATAGATGAATTGGAAGATGCACTTGCAGATACAGGCACAGGTTGGAAATCTGCTTATAAAAAAGATGAGTATAAAATGTTGAAAGAAAGATTAAAAGCAACCCAATCAGTTAAGAAAAAACTTTGGAATCTAGGTGGATTGATAGATGATTTAGAGCAATCACATTACCCTGTAACAGCAAAACAAGTTGCTAAATTTACAGATACTTTTGATCACAGCGATTCTGATTCTTGGATTGCAGACATTCTTAATGCAGAGGTAAATGTACCTAAATTAAGACACGCAATCAGAGGCTTGGATGAAAAAAACCCAGGCGATGTAAAATATTTATATGGAAAGGAGGTAAAATAATGGAATACATAGTTATTAAAAGAACTAAATTATACAAATCTAATGACATGCTATCTATTGAAAAGACAGCAAAAACTTTAGATGAAGCTATTAAGTTTAAAGTAGCACTTGAAATGTTAGATTCAGGCGAGAATAAATCTTATCATGTTATGATAGATACTCACGACGCTTACACTTATCTTATGACAGAACAAGCAGAAGAAAAACAAGATAAAGTTGTAAATATCAAATAAATTTCTAGCCAAAAGGCTTCGGTTGTGTTACGTCGAAAAAGATGGCACGACCGGAGTCAAAATTATACGCAGATCTCAAAAAAATTACCAAAGACTTTCAGTGGACGAGGCTTGAAAATTGGGCTTCATTGGGCACTCCTGACCTTCTTGGGTTCCACCCTAAAAAGTTTTTTTTCACACTAGAATTGAAAGTAACAAAACGCAACAAAGTAGCCCTGAGCCCTCATCAGGTTGCGTGGCATTTGAACCGTGGTCCTGGTTCCTTTGTGCTTGTGCATTGTATACATCTTAAAGCAATATCGCTTGTATCCTGGATCTAGAATCGAGGAGCTTTTCCGCTTGGGCTTGAACCTTGAACCGTTGGTCCTTGGTTCGCTTGAAACCTGTGCCTGTAGTCTAAGAGAGTTTGTGCTTGCGCCTGAGGTCTACAAATAAAAATAAAAAAAATTTTTCCGAGAATCATATAGCAAGCTGCCCAGGTCCCTTAGTGCTTGCCGTAGGCTACGTTTTTAATGTCACGACTCCAACAAGCTCGACAGCTGCCGCAGGCGTTGGCTTGCTCAGGCGCCGGGCAGGTTCTTTTTTCTTTAGTCACGACAGTTGAAGTCCAGGGCCAAGCTGTCACCGGTCCTTGGTCTATCATGTGTGAACTGAATCGAATTATTAAATTTTTAGGTACATCTTCAGGTTGTACTTGTTTTAAGATTTGCGCCTCGCGCGTGGGCAACCAGTGCCGGGTCCCTGGTGTGTTCTTACATACTTCAAAAATTTTTTGCAGATGCTCTAAGCTCTGAAGGTCGCCACTGTCATGCCATCTAAAAAACTCATGACCCTGGACCAGGACCGTCATGGCCTCAACCCATCGCGGTGAGCTTAACGCCTGTCGCCTTCGCTCTAATGCGTT